TCGGCGATCATGCCGAACCACGAGGCCCCGCCAAGGTTGGGTCCGGGGTAGCGGCCACAGCGCCCCGACAGCGGCGCGATCAGCCCGGTGTCCATCTCGATGGCTTCGGAGAGCCAGGCACCCGTAATCTGCATGGACAGTAGCCGACGCTGGTCCTCTGGGGAGTCGAGCGGGATCAGCAGCCACTCGGAGCGCACGTCACCGAACGACACATGCACCGTCTGCTCGCTCACCTTGTATTCGGCGATGCCGTCGAGCCAGGTGATAATGTCCTTGAGCACCGTGTCCTTTAGTTGCTTCAAGGTGGAGCGGACGATCGCAAACCGGGTGTAGCGGAAGCCGTCGTCGGCGGGGCGCTGCTCGCAGGCGCGCCGGAACATCTCGAACAGGCAGCCGGTGGTCTTGCCGGAGCCCACGGGGCCGGCGATGATGCGGAAGAACGCCTCCGAAACCATGAAGCTCGCGACGGTCGGCGGTGCCGTATAGTCAATCTTCGTCAACGTTGATCACCTTCGCGCCTGCCTGCTGCTCGAACTGCAGCTTGGAGTGGTTGCCGAGGTTGATGGTCACCACGACCTTCTCGCTGTCCCCGCCGGAGACCGCGGCGCGCTCCAGGCCCATGCCGCCGATGCGGGCGACGAGCTTGGCGAGCTCGACCTTCGAGTTGAGCGTCTCCCTGCCGTCGTGCAGCCGGGCGTGGGCCTCGGGCAGCCAGTCCTCGATCATCGCCGCGGTCTTTAGGCGCGTGCGCTCATGGGTGTTGGTGGCCGAGTGCCACTCCGCCACCTGCTGTTCGAGGATCGTAACGAAGCGGGGATGGGTCGATATTACGTCCCAGTCCTCGTAGGAAACGCTTAGGTGTTCGAGGATTTCCGGGAGGGGCCGGAAGTTGATCGCCAGTTCGCGGGCCAGGCTGACCAGCAGGGCTTCTGTATTGTTGAAGCCCCGCGGCGTTGGCTCTACCTCACTCAATGTAACCACCACATAACCTGAAAGCTGTTGCGTTCGAGGTAACACGCTGGTACGTCCTTTGTCGAGCTTCTAATTATGGTGTTACTTCGCAAGGTAACGCCACGACGTCCCGGATGGTGGAAAGTCGATGCAGGGTGTTCTGCAGGTAGTGTCCCCCGCGGCCTTGGATCAGCGCATCAAGGCTGAGGAGGAGGCACGCGCGAAGTCCTCAGAGATTTCCGAGCAGACCCTCGACGGGCTGGCGGCGTATATCCGTCGGCAGTTCGAGCACATGCGCCTGCACCGTAACTCGGGCTCCGGCTGGTCGGAGCGCATGCTCGCCGCCCTGCGGGCGTTCAATGGCCAGTACGACCCCACCAAGCTCGCCCAGATCAAGCAATTCGGCGGGTCCGAGGTCTACGCCCGCCTGATCGCCATGAAGGCGCGGGGCACTAGCTCGCTGCTGCGCGACGTGTACCTCAACACCGACCGCCCGTGGGGCATCGCACCGCCGGCCGACCCGGACATTCCACCGGACATCATCCAGAAGATCGTCACCCTGGTGGACATGGAAGCCCAGACCATGGCGCAGGCCGGGCAGCCGCCTGACCCCTATGCGGTCCGGGACCGGGTGTTGAGCCTCATGGAGGCGGCGCGTCAGGCCGAGAAGAAGCAGGCGCAGAAGCGGGCCGACATCTCCGAGGACCGCATCCAGGAGATTTTGGTCGACGGCGGGTTCTACCGGGCACTGGCCGAGTTCATCACCGACCTGCCGCTGTTCCCCATCGCCTGCATCAAGGGGCCGATCGTCCGCATCCTGCCGACGGTCGACTGGTCGTCCGGCAGGCCCGAAGCGGTGCAGAAGCCGCGCCTGTTCTGGCAGCGGGTGTCCCCGTTCGACCTCTGGTGGACGCCGGGCGCTGCCGACATCGAGAGCGCCGACGTGATCGAGCGCACGCGCCTGACCCGCGCCGACCTGAACGATCTGCTCGACCTGCCGGGCTACAACACCGAGGCGATCCGCGCGGTCCTCACCGAGTACCGCAACGGCTCCATGCGCGAGGACTGGGACTCGACCGACAGCGAGCGCGCCAACCAGGAGAGCCGGGAGAGCCCGACGCTGAACCAGTCGGGCATGATCTCCTGCCTGGAGTTCAATGGCTCCGTGCAGGGTACCCTGCTGCGCGAGTACGGCATGAGCGAGAAGCTGGTTCCTGACGCGCTCCGGGACTATTCGGTCCAGGCATGGATGATCGGCCGGCACGTCATCAAGACGCAGCTAAGCCCGAGCCCACGCAAGCGGCACCCCTATTTCATCACCAGCTTCGAGAAGGTCCCGGGTACCCCCGTAGGTAACGCCCTGCCGGACATCCTGTCGGACATCCAGGACGTGTCCAACGCGACCCTCCGCTCGCTGGTTAACAACATGTCGATCGCCAGCGGCCCACAGGTCGTCGTCAATACCGACCGCATCGCCAACGGCGAGGATGCCGAGAGCATGTACCCGTGGAAGCGCTGGTACGTGAACTCCGACCCGCTGGGGAACAAGGAGCAGGCGCCGGTCTCGTTCTTCATGCCCACGTCCAACGCCGCCGAGCTCCTGGCCGTCTACCAGAAGTTCTCGGACATCGCGGACGAGATGTCGGCGATCCCGAAATACCTGTCCGGCGCTGGCGCGGGTGGCGCGGGGCGCACGGCGTCCGGCCTCTCCATGCTGATGTCGAACGCCTCGAAAATCCTGCAGACGGTCGCGGCGAACATCGACGCGGACGTGATCTCCCCCGCGCTCACCCAGCTATTCGACATGATCCTGCTGACCGACACCACGGGCATCCTCCGTGGCGACGAGTCGATCCGGGTGCTGGGCGTCAACGTCGCCAGCCAGCGCGAGACCGAGCGGGTGCGCCAGCTTGAGTTCCTGCAGGTCACCGCCAACCCGATCGACGTGAAGATCATGGGGCCGAAGGGGCGCGCCGCGGTGCTGCGCTCGGTGTCCAAGACCATCGGCCTCGACGGCGAGGGCATCATCCCGTCGGACGAGGACGTGGCGGCAGCCATGGCACCCCCGCCCGGCCCGGGTGGCCCCGAGGGCCAGGGCGACCCGCTGGCAGCCGACGCCGCTGCAGCGCAGGGCAGCCAGGGTGGCCCGACCTCCAACGGTGACATGGGGCCGCGCACCAATCTCACCGGGGGTGTCGGCTAGACCGACCCTCCACCTCACCAAGCAACGATGGAAGGAACATGCCGTGGCATCGTCCAAGGTTCTCAGTAGCGGGAAGGGTACCAATGTCGGCGCTGGCCCGGCGAAGGTGCCGTTTGGCTCCGGCACTGCCGGCAACCAGGTAGCCGGCCAGTCGGCCTCCATGGGGTCGAGCTCGGGCAAGTTCCCGAAGGGCGGCACCGGCCCCATGTTCCCGAAGGGATCGGCCAGTCCCGCGAAGCCGGCCTAAGTGTCGGAGGAACTTGTCAGGGCCTCCGCCAACCTGTCCCGCGTTGCTTCGGCAGCGTGGGACGAGTTCATCGCCGCCCACGCCCAGTATGTCGCGCGCGTCAAAGACGAGTGCGTCCAATCCCCTCTCGATACGCTTCCGGTAGCGCAAGGCCGCGCACAGCAGGCTGCTCGCACGCACGAGTTGCTGGCGACCTGCCGTGTGACTGCGGACCGGATAGCGGCTCGAAAGACCCAAGCAAGATAGGCAGGAAAACCACGATGCCACCGACCAATAGCAGAAAGCCCCTCGGCCCCGAGGACCCCGATGTCGTCCTGCCGCGCGCCGTGCGCGAGGCCAAGGAACGGGCCGAGAAGATCGTCACCCAGATTAACGAGCCGGCGCCTGATGCAGGTGACCGCACTGGTGCTGACCCGGCGCCGGAACCCCCCGAGGTGTCGCTCGAAACCCTTGGTGCCGGTCCCGAGGCCCCCGAGGCGCCCCAGGAGCGCCAGCCCCAGGAGCCCCATCACCGCGGTGAGGGCGAGGCGCTGGATCACGTGGTGCAGGCGGAAGTGGCCGAGCTCGTGGGCCAGCACCGCCTCGATCTCCTCAGGCTGGAGGGTGGACATGAGGGTGTCGAAGAACACGATGCGCTTGTTGGAGCCGAAGC